GTATCATAAATGTAACCGAGCCAGAAACGTTAGATTTACTACTAGAAAGAGTTAGGTAATGGCAGCCGCAAACACATATTTACAAATATCAGAAGTAGATTTTCCTGACATAAGAGCAAATTTACAAAGCTATCTTGAAACGCAAAATCAATTTCAAGATTATAATTTTGAAGGTTCTGCTATATCTACGTTGTTAGACGTATTGGCTTATAATACACATTATAATGCTTTTTATGTCAACATGCTTGCAAACGAAATGTTTCTTGATACGGCTCAGCAAAGAGATTCAGTAGTATCACGCTCTAAAGAGCTAGGGTATCTACCTGTATCAGCAAAGGGCGCTACAGCAAACGTTACGCTTACTTTCACAGGAGTATCAGCAAATGTTGGTACTTTTACTATATCTGCAAACTCTAAATTCTCTACAACGATAGATGACATTGGTTATACGTATGTTACTCCAGAAGCCTTTACAGTAACAAATGTTAATGACACATTTATCAAAGAAATACAAATCACAGAGGGCGAACCATTAACGCATAGATTTGATGTTAGTACAGCCGCGCCTGTCAAATACGAAATACCTAATGCAGATATTGATACAGATAGTATAACTGTACAAGTACAGGAATCTTCTACAGATACTACAAAAACAACGTTCACAAAAGCAACAAATATTGTAGCCGTATCTAATACGTCTCCTGTCTTCTTTTTACATGAATCAATAGATCAAAAATATGAAGTTACGTTTGGTGATGGAATTATTGGTAAACCTGTAAAGAACGGCAATATTGTTATTGTTGATTATCGCGTATGTAATGGTCCCGTGACAAACGGAGCGAATAATTTCTCTGTTGGTGCTATAACTACATCAACTAATTACACTGGAGTTACACTCGCTCTCAAATCTAAAGCAACAGGCGGCCGCGCACAGGAAGACGTTGATTCGATTAAGTTCAATGCACCTAAGAATTATGAGACACAAAATAGAGCTATCATAGCTGAAGATTACAGTCGTATTTTATTAGGCGAAAATTCAGATTTAGATTCTGTTACTTCATTCGGAGGAGAAGATAGAGAACCAGCAGTATACGGTAAAGTTTATATTGCTGTTAAACCTCTAACAGAGAACTTTATAACCAATGATAGAAAAACAGAACTAAAATTAGCTATTAAAGATCGTACACCTTTAGCTGTTGATCCGGTGTTTATTGACGCTGATTATCTCTATGCGATACCAACAATCAATGTGCATTATGATTCTAAAGCAACAACTCTTACAGGAGAAGCTTTAGTTTCTTCTGCTAAAACAGCGGTAATTAATTTTAATTCAGCGAATTTAAATAAGTTTAAAAAAAGATTGCGTTTTTCTAGATTTGCTCGTACATTAGATAATATTGATAACGCTGTTTTAAGTACAGGCTTATCATTAAAATTGCAAAAAAGATTTACTCCAGACACTAATGCTTCGCAAACTATCACATTAAAATTTAAAAATGCGATTAGAACGAGTAGTATTGATTCAACATCATTCACTTATGAAGGCTTTCAATCGTTTCTAGATGATGATGGATTAGGTAATGTTAATATCTACAGATATAACGAATCAAAAGTAAAAACAAACGTTTTAGAAAATGCAGGAACGATTAATTACTCTACGGGATTAATCACTATTGATAATTTCGCACCCACAGCCTATGAAGGAATAGAAATTAAAGTTACAGCAACTCCTGAAAACTTAGATGTCGTTCCTACACAAGAAACTATCGTTGTTCTTGATTCTGAAGCGGCTACTATTACAGCAACATCAGAGAGTTAGATATGGCTATAAATCAGCTAACATCTAATCTCGTAAAAAATCAATTTCCGGACTTTTTTAAAGAAGATGCTCCTAACTTTCTGCTATTCATAAAAGCTTATTATGAATATATGGAACAGTCAGGTAAAGCTGTACACGAATTAAATAAAGCAGAATCATATAAAGATATTGATTTAACGCTTGATGAATATGTAGAATATTTTCGTAGAACAATTCTACCTTCAATCCCGCTTAACGTGCTTGCTGATAAACGCTTACTCGCAAAGACAATAAGAGATTTCTATCAATCAAAAGGTACCTTTGATTCATACAAGTTTCTTTTTCGTATACTATACGATGAAGATATTGAAGTTAACTATCCAGCAGATCAAATGCTTAAAGTATCTGATGGTGATTGGCGTATAGATCAGTATGTTGTTATTGCTTCAAATGAACAGGCATATGATTTTATAGGTAAAACTATTCAAGGTGTTGAAAGTTCAGCCGAAGCATTTGTTGAAAATGTAGTACGAAGGTTTCTTGGTGGTCGTGATCTTATGCAACTCACGCTATCTAAACTTAAAGGTAATTTTCGTGATCTAGAGCCTATTAAAATAAAAACAGCAACAGCCGGAACAGGATTTGAACCTACTATAGAAGCGGGAATTAATACATTTGATATTGCTTCTAGAGGCTCACAATACCAACCAGGAGATGAAATAGATTTAATATCGTCTACATCTGGTAGACTTGGTAAAGCTGTTGTTACGGGTGTTCTTACGCAAGCAGGAATTATCAACTATAGTATAACTGATGGCGGCTCGGGATATACTTCATCAACAGAATCTCCAGGAACAATAATTCAACACGTCGGCGGTGATGGGCTATCTGATTCCAGTTTCATCATAAGTACAGGCGATATAACAGATACATTTGCTATTTCAAGAAACATTGATATGGTAGGCTCAAACAATGTTTTTGGCGCTAATGCCGCAGTTATATCATATTCGCCTATTAGTGATCCTACAGCCGCACGACCAGCAAATTTAGGTCGTAGAGGCGACACATTTGCTAATACTGTTTTATCTTCTCCTAGTTACGGTTTCGCAGAATCAAATGAAACAGTTGCGGCCGCAAGCAATTTCAGAACAAACGCAAATGCGGTAATGAAAGTAGCAAATACCAGAGCATTTAATTGTGCAGTTGGTATACCCCTCTATGGTGTTACTTCTGGCGCAAACGCTGTTATTACAAATGTACAAAGCTCAGCCGCAGGCGCACTATTGCTTAGAGTGGATACGTATAAGGATTTTACTGGCACAGAAGCTATTAAAGTTGGAAGTAAAACTGGTAATACAATAGGACCACTCGTAAGCGGTAAGTTCTTTGCGAACACAATTGGCTATCATGTTCTTCAAGTAGGTAATGTAAATAGTCAAACAATTGCCGCTGGAGATGAACTTATAGGGGGTAGTAGTGGATCATTTGGTATTGTTAAGAAAGTTATAACATCTGTTAACAACGGATATCTTTATAATGGAACAGCAAACACTTCTCTTTCGGGAACTATAACTACTTCTGGTAATACAGTAACAGGATCAGGAACAGCATTTACTTCTAACTTTGCAGTTGGTGATGCGATTAAATCTGGTGCTCAAGCGGGTAGACGAATTTTTAGTATTGCTAGTGATACTTCTCTTGTTACTGCTAGTCAATTTAGTCCTGCATTAAGTAGTGCTACTACTTATGGTAAAGGAGGTAATTACAGAAATCTCCTTAAACTTCAAGTTACTGCAAACACATCTGCAAACCTTACAAGTCAGTTCGACGCTGGTCCAATGAAACCTTTTGTAGAACTTGAGAATTTAAAAAAGGTTGGTAGTGCAACTGTTGTGGGCAATGTTGCTTACACTACATCAAATACGCAAATAGAAAACATTTATACAAAGCTCAGTGATGCTTTGGTGTTTAAAAGTTCTACATTCGGAACAATAGACGACCTTTCGCTCAAAGTAGGTGGGGCTGGATATTCTGTTGCACCAACAGTAACAGTAAGCAATCCTCAAATAGCTTCATTAGAGATACGTGATGTATTTTTACATCTACAAAATACTGCATCTAATTGGGGAACAAGCAATTCACATATAACAACGTTTGATACGAATGATAGAATAGAACAGGCATCAACTGGTGCAAAAGGCGATGTTAAACAGATACCCACATCATCTCCACAGCAATATGGTACGCTCACTACGACAACATATTCAAATACAACGATAGAAACTGTTATAAGAGTGTTTCAAGATGAACTACAGGCTGTTAGTGATTTAAAATATGCTAACAATTCAACTACAGCCGTTAAATTCTATACCAGTGCTTCACAAGATACTTTAGCTGGAACAGGTAGTGCTAAAATTGTGAAAGTAGTTGACAATGGTGTTCTAGGTAAAAATGCAACTATAACAGCAACCGTTGGTGCAAACGGCGCATTGAGTAGTGTACGTACTTTAGATTCTGGGTTTGGATATAAACATAACGAAGTCATAACCTTTTCTGCTACAACAAGAGCCGACTCAACAAGCGGTACAGCGAAATTGACAGTTAAAAATGCGGCTAATGCAGAAGGGTATTATGCATCTAATAGATCGCAAGTATCTACCAAACGTGGCTTTATACAAGACAGTTATCGCTATCAAGAGTTTTCATATGAAATTTCATCTGGTATTGCATTTAATCGCTATAAAGATTTAGTAGACAATCTTGTACATCCATCAGGACAAATATTGTTTGGGCAGTTTACAACTAGAACCCCATTAAATATGAATCTTTCTACTGTAGCAGATAATCGTACAAGAAAGAAATCTAATGGAACAATTGCAATCGCCAAAACAAAAGCATCAAATACTGTAAACATCACAAACGGATCGTTTACTGTTACTGCAAGTGGTGGATTGTTTCGAGGCACAACAGCGGGTGCTACAGGAAATATAACACGAATTCCTAATGAACAATTTATGGTTGTTGAAACAAATCTTACTCCTGGTACAGCAAATAGTAATAAGTTCTATGTTGTTAAAGTTAATGCGAATACTACAGCTTCCTTAACTACGGCTAATCTTGTAAATAAATGGGCTTACGGAACAGTTACTACAGCAAACGTTTACTTCGCTAACTCATTCCACATAACAGGATCAAGTTCAACGTTAAGTGCGGAATTTGCAAACAATGATGTTATTGTTATTGAAACCCCATATGGAAAGTATAATCAAATTAAACTAAATAAAGTAAATAGTGCTACTTCAGCAAATCTCACAAGTATCTGGACTTTAGCAGATGTGTCTGGAGCCAATGCATATTATTATACGGGAACGGTGTCTTAAATGCCCAAATATATATCAAAAGAACTTAGTATTCATAACGCGAAAGTCTTTAAAGACTCATTATCACTTGCGGATACAAGTTCAACAAAACAATCTTCAATTCTATATGCTGTTTTAGGTCGCGCCGAAGCATATGCAGATGAAGACGCAACGCCCACACCAATCGAAACCGATCAAGATAAGCATTATGAATTGTGGCGTCAAGCATGGGCAGGCAAAAAAATTACTGCTGGAGACGTAGAACATGTTGTTCCTAGGCATAACTGGACTACTGGAACAGTATATGCGATGTATCGTGACAGAGATAAAAATCTACACGATAGAGCATTTTATGTTATTACAGATCAAAACAATGTTTACAAATGTTTGAATAACAATAAAGGTGCCGCTTCTAC